TAGATCCTTTTAATAAGGTTAGAGATGTAGATTGTAAGACAGAAGATGTTAATAGATACACTATGGAATACTTAAGCAAGATAGAAATCTTTGCTAAAAAGTTTGATGTACTTGTATTTATTGTAGCGCATCCTACTAAAATGTATAAGGACAAAGATGGTAAGATTGAAGAACCTACTATGTATAACATTAAAGGTGGTGGTGAATGGTACGATGCTTCTTATCACGGATTATTAGTTCATAGGGATTATGAAGCTAAGACTGTTAAGTGTAAAGTTTTAAAAGTTAAGTTTCAAAACTTAGGTGAGAATGGAGCTGAAGCACATTTTAAATGGGAGCCAAAGTCTGGTTGCTTTATACCTCACGAGCCATTAGATATAGGTGCTGAGAAAATGCCTTGGGAGTAGATGGGTAGCGGTCAAAAAAAGAAAGCTATAAATATGGGTAATCCACCTCATAAAGAATCAGATTGGATACCTTATAGATGGTGTGTTAAAAATAACATACGTATATCTGCTAAAGCAAAGAACAAGACTGAATGGTATGTTGATATAATCAACAATGGTAAAACTCATACAAGCCCTGAAGCTTATGGTAAAAACGATATATGGACAAAGATATTTGAATACTCAAAATATTATTATGATAAACATAGAGAATGAATACAAAGAATTATTATCAGAAATACTCGACAGAGGAGTGGATAAATCAGATCGAACAGGGACTGGGACGAAGTCTGTCTTCGGAAGAACGATTAGACACGATATGTCATTGGGCTTCCCTATCCTTACAGGAAAGAAAATAAGTTTTAACGCAGCAAGAACAGAATTACTTTGGATATTACAAGGTAGAACTGATCTTAAGTATTTAGAAGACAACGGTGTTAAGTACTGGCGACCAGATTACGAACGTTCAAGTAGAACAGATGAAACATTAGGCCCTGTGTACGGAAAACAGTGGCGTAATTTTAACGGTGTAGATCAGCTCTATAATCTTGTGTATAGCATTAATACTAATCCAGACTCTAGACGTCTTATAGTTAGTGCATGGGCTCCACATGAGATGAAAGATATGGTGCTTCCTCCGTGTCATTACGCTTTTCAAGTTTATATTAACAATGGTGTTATGGATTTAATGTGGCAACAAAGATCCGCTGATGTGTTCTTAGGTTTACCTTACGATATTACAATGTATGGTTTATTATTAGAAATGTTAGCTAAAGGCGCTGGACTTGAAGCTGGACAACTTATTGGTCAACTCGGTGACTGTCATTTATATAGCAATCATTTAGAACAAGCAAAAGAGTATAGAAGAAGATCTAAAAGGGCTTTGCCATTTTTACATTTAGATAGAGGCATCAGTAATAATCTATTAGCTGGTTTGAATATACCTGATAGCTTTGAAATTAAATTAATTAACTACAATCCTTATCCTGCAATCAAAGCAGAACTGAGTGTTGGTAAATAAAAACAATATGACATATTATTTATACCATATTCCAGGTAAAAAAATAGGAATAACACGTAATCTTAAAGATAGAGTTACGCGGCAACAAGGTTATACCGCAGACGAATACGAAGTTCTACTTACTAGCGATGATATAGATTATATATCTGACAAGGAAATAGAACTTCAAAAGTCTTATGGGTATAAAGTCGACAGACAAAAATATAATTTTTTAACTAAAAAATCAAATCGAATGAAATTAAACCCTACAGACCAAACAACTACATTTCCAGTGCCTGTTCATAAATTAAGAGGTAACTTAATGGATAATATAGGCTTAAAGTGGGAGACACCTCAAGGTTATAAGTTTGAAATAACTAAAGAAAATATACCTTGGATATTATTAAATGTTAAAACTTCTATGTATAATAGCAATAGGTGCTACATATATAACAAAGCTTTTAATAGATATCTTGATAGTTATACAGATACAACTAATTCTACATACCCAGAAAAGTTATATTCTTATCAAGATCAATTTGAATTAATAAGAGAATGGGCTAGTGATAAAGGTATATATAAATCAGGTGATACTAGAACTCAATTTGTAAAACTAATGGAAGAAGCTGGTGAACTAGCTCAAGCTATATTAAAAAACGACGAACCAGAAGTAATCGATGCTATCGGTGATATGGTTGTAGTATTAACTAATTTAGCAAAGTTAAGAGGGCATAATATAGAAGACTGTATTAGCAGTGCTTACAACGTTATAGCTAAACGGAAAGGCGAAATGATAAACGGAACATTTGTAAAACAAACTCTATGATAACAAAAACTGAAACAAGATTACAGAAAACTAAAGAACGGATTAGTAAAAAACCTATTAACAAACATCTTAGCTGGAGAAACAAAAGAGTTTATGGCTTTGATAAAAACTAAAATTATTATATGAATAAGCAAGAAATAGAATTTAGAGATCCAATTGTTCACAGAGTTGTACAAAAATTTGTATCAAGATCAGATATAGGCTTTGCTAAGTATGGTGTAACATTAGAACAAGATCCGTCTGCAATGTTTGAATGGTTAAATCATTTACAAGAAGAGCTTATGGATGCTGTATTGTATTTACAGAAAGCTAAAGAAGTTTATACTACTGATCTTCAAGAAGACTTGCTAAGTGATTTAGATGTAGATTATGAAAAAATTATTTAAAAGAAAAAGCGGAAAGCGTGGACCAGTAAGAGCGAAGAAGGTATCATATGATGGTATCAACTTTGCTTCAGGTCTTGAGAAATATATGTATATAGCTTTAAGAAAAGCAAAAATAAAAGCTAATTACGAAGGAGAGACATTTGTTTTATTAAATGGTTTTCATTTTGAAAATGAAGTTTATGAGAGACAAGCTAATGGTAAGGGTGATTATAAAAATAGAGGGTGCAAACGTATTTTACCTATTAAGTATACACCTGATTTTATTGGCGAAGATTTTATAATTGAAACTAAAGGTAGAGCAAATGAATCATTTCCTATGAGATGGAAGTTGTTTAAGCAACTTATAGTAAGGCAATTCCCAAATGTAACATTATACAAACCACAAAATCAAAAAGAATGCGACAAGACCGTAGAGTTAATCCTTTCGAAGCAAAGAGAATAGCAAGACAAAAATACGCAGAGCGCCAGATTGACAAGTTTGTTAAATGGAGCTGGGAAGTAAAAGGCAAAGTGAGATCAATAGATATAGAACAATTACACAAAAGACATAATATAATATGTACATGAAAGAAAACGAAAACGAAACAGCTTGGGTTATAGAATTAGGTTTTTATCCAGGCGTGCTACTAGGGTTTAGATCTTATATAGAAGAGGATATTGCTATACACGTTTTGTATCTACCATTTTTTGATATAGCTTTAAAAATATTTAAATAATGGATGATAACTTAGAAAGCGTGGTGGCAGCCGTAGGCTTATTTATAGACAACGTATTAGTTGATATGAAGAATGTATCTAAGTCTACAACAAAACCCGTTATATTAGCTCATATAGAAGCCTGGAAGAACGAATTAGAAACAATAAAACAATTTACAAAGACATAATGGGATTATTTGATAAAAGAATACCTTATAAACCTTTTGAGTACCCTGAGTATTATACTGAGGGTTGGCTAAAACAAGCTCAAGCTTTTTGGTTGCATACAGAAATATCGATGCAAAGCGATGTTAAAGACTGGAAAGAAAAATTAAATGAAAAAGAAAAAAACTTAGTAGGCAATATACTATTGGGTTTTGCTCAAACCGAATGTGCAGTATCTGATTACTGGACGCAAAAAGTAGTTGGTTGGTTTCCTAAACATGAAATACAACAAATGGCAATGATGTTTGGATCACAAGAAACAATACATGCAGTTGCTTACAGCTACTTAAATGAAACTTTAAAATTAGAAGATTATGAAGCGTTTTTACACGAGCCTGCTACAGCAGAAAGATTTGATAATCTTGTATCTTATAATGGGACCAATTCAATTGGTATTGCTAAGTCTCTCGCTGTATTTTCTGCATTTGCCGAAGGAGTTTCTTTATATTCTGCTTTTGCAGTACTTTATTCTTTTCAGCTTAGAAATTTGCTTAAAGGTATTGGGCAACAAATGAAGTGGTCAGTAAGGGATGAATCATTGCATAGTAAAATGGGTTGTACTTTATTTCGTCATATGTGCGAAGAAGACAATCAATTACTGAGCTTATGTCGAGAAGATATAATAAAAGCTGCAGAAACAATGGTTAATCTTGAAGTTAAATATATTGACAAAATGTTCGAAATGGGTGATATAGAAGGTATATCATCTAATGATTTAAAACACTTTATAAAGAAAAGAACAAATGAAAAACTTGTTGAACTCGGTTACGTCGATCTTGGAAACTATTTCGCGTATGACAACAAAGCAGCTAGTAATCTTGATTGGTTTTACCATCTTACCGGGGGCGTCACTCATACTGATTTTTTCGCTATTAGGCCAACTGATTATTCAAAAGCTGGAGAAAACGAGGACTATGAGGATATGTGGTAATAATAAAAACAAATAATAAATATGTGGAATAATGATTGGAAAAAAGGAGAAGATTACCCTGCGTGGGGTAATAACGACGTATACAAGAAGACAATATCCGGGGGATATTTATTCGACGGAGAAACACCTAAAGAAGCATACTATAGGGTCGCTAAAACAGTTGCTCGTAGGTTATATAAACCTGAAATGGCAGAAACTTTCTTCGAGTACATTTGGAATGGTTGGTTATGTCTCGCTAGTCCAGTATTATCTAATACAGGTACTGATCGTGGCTTGCCTATTAGTTGCTTTGGTATTGATGTAGCAGATTCAATACAAGATATAGGTAGTAAAAATTTAGAGATGATGCTGCTCGCTAAGCACGGCGGTGGAGTTGGTATCGGTGTAAATCAAATTAGACCCGCTGGCGCTAGAATAACAGGCAATGGAACATCAGACGGAGTCGTACCTTTCTGCAAGATATATGACTCAACAATTCTTGCAACTAATCAAGGGAGTGTCCGTCGTGGAGCTGCCTCAGTTAATATCAACATTGAACATGGCGACTTTGAGGACTGGCTTGAAATCAGGGAACCTAAAGGAGATGTTAACAGACAATCGCTTAACCTTCATCAGTGCGCAATTGTTGGTGATAAGTTTATGCGAAAGCTTGAACAAGGAGATAAGGAAGCAAGATCTAGATGGGGTAAATTACTTAGAAAACGAAAAGGAACTGGAGAACCGTATATTATGTTTAAAGGAAATGTTAACAAAGCAAATCCAGAAGCATATAAAGAGAACGGATTAAAAGTACATATGACTAACATATGTTCAGAAATTACATTACACACAGATGAAAACCATAGTTTTGTATGTTGTTTATCATCATTAAATTTAGCAAAATATGAAGAATGGAAAGACACTAATCTTATATATGACGCCACTTTCTTTCTTGATGGAGTTATGGAGGAATTTATTCAAAGAGCCAAGGGACTTCGCGGGTTTGAAAATGCTGTTCGGTCTGCGCAAAAAGGGAGAGCATTGGGACTTGGTGTACTCGGATGGCACACCTATCTCCAAGAAAATGGTATTCCTTTCGAAGGTTTATTATCTCAGTTTGAAACTAGGAAAATATTTTCGCAAATTAAAATCGAAAGTGAAAGAGCATCTAGAGACTTGGCCGAAATTTATGGAGAGCCTTTATGGTGTGTTGGTACCGGTATGCGTAATACTCATCTCCGTGCTATTGCTCCTACTGTTTCTAATAGCAAGCTTAGTGGTAATGTTTCACCAGGTGTTGAGCCTTGGGCTGCAAATGTTTTTACAGAGCAAAGTGCGAAAGGGACTTTCATTAGGAAGAATCCGACGTTAGTTAAACTATTAAAGAAACATAAACTAAATACAAATGAAACGTGGAATAAAATATTAGCTGACGGAGGCAGTATACAGGATATCGATGCTCTGGATAATATTACTATGGGTCATGACATTCCAGTTAAAGAAGTTTTTAAAACTTTTAAAGAGATTAATCAATTAGAATTAGTTAATCAAGCTGGTCTTAGACAGCAATACGTAGATCAGTCAGTTAGTTTAAACTTAGCTTTTCCTTCTGAAGCTACACCTAAGTGGTTGAACAAAGTTCATTTTGAAGCTTGGAAGAAAGGTGTTAAAACCTTATATTACACTAGAACAGAATCTGTTTTACGCGGTGATATAGCTCAGCAAGCTATGAACGAAGATTGTTTAGCTTGTGATGGCTAAAGGCTAAAAGTTATGACTTTTTTATACATATAATAATTAATATGTATAAATAATTAAATAATCTATACATATTAAAAAAGGGGTCTCATAATGAGGCCCCTTTCTATTATAGGAATTGCAGGTATGGTACGCCTGATAATCTTTACTCCTATTTCTTGTACTTGTGAAACATTAATTTATACATTAATCTATTCCACTGGTGTTGTAATTTATCAATTAATTTTTCCATAATTATTTATTTTTTTTCTTTTTAAATCTACTAACTCTACCTTTAGTATTTTTTTCTTTTTGAGCTGCTTTCTTTTCAGCAGGAGTTAATTCACTCCAAGTGGTAGCTGTTTTACTACTTATTCTTTTTTTAGGTCTAAATAAGTTTTCACCACCACTGTAGTCTTTATCTCCACTGGGTGTTTGCCACTCCTCTTTAAACCATCTTCTTAGGCTTGCGCCTTTTTCTGTTTTTCTAACAAACAACGGTGACTGTCTCATTACTTTTTACCTTTATTTTTTCTACACTTAGCTATTGCTCCACTCGCGTATGCTGAAGGAAATACTTTGTATTGCTTCTTTACTTTATGGTAGCACGCATCTTTTAATTGGAATGGTGATCCTTTTGTTAGTTTCATAATTTTATTTTTAATAAGTCCATAATACGTTTTGTGCTTTATCTTTATCTATATCAGCGTGAATAAAAGTCTTAGCAACACCAATTCTTTTAAATCCAACTTCTCTTAATATACCTTCTAATTTAAATCTGTCAGTAGAATTATCACATGCAATATCAACTGCTAAACCTTTTGTGTGAGATGATTCAGGTGTTCCACCTACTTTAGCATTATGCTTTACAGTTCTATAACCTGAATTAATAACAATAGATTTACCGTACTTTTTTCTAGCAGCGTCAAGCATGTTTAATAATTCTTCATTCATTAACTGACCGCTACCCTGAACATCTGGCGAATCAAACTCTTCGTACGTAAAGTATTTTAATTTCATTATTTAATATTTTTTTCTTTAGCCATTTTTTCTAAATACTTCTTTTGTAAAGTAATAGTTTTATATCTAAAAAAGGTTTCTTTTTCTTTCTTATTTAAAGCGTCAGAAACTCTCTTATAAAAAGCTTTCTTTTTGACTTTATTTGCTGCTCTAGTAGCTTTTGCTTTCTCTTTACCTTCTTCTTTTCTTTTAGCCTTGGCTTTTGTTTTTATAAGTTCGTGTTCTTCATTTTTAGCGCCAACATCCCAAGATCTCCAACCTAAAGCAAGAGCCGCTCTTTGCCAAACGGTGTTTCTATAATCTAAAGCTTCAGTTAAAGCATTCACCTCTGTTACAGCTCTATCTAAAGGTAAGTTTGTAAGACCTTCAGTTACTGCTCCTAATACTTTATATGAGGGGCTTAAATTAAATTTACCATCTATAGTAATATCCCAATCTCTTTTTTCAATAACATCTTTTTCAAATCTCTTTGTTTGAATACCACTATAAACTTTTCTAAGTTTTGATCCAACAGAAGGAGCTAAGTTAGCTAATGCTAATATGGTATATGTGTGATCAGCCATAAACTCTTTTGCTTCTTGCTTGTCGTATTCTTGGTAAGCATTTTTAATAGTAGATATAAAAGCACCAGGTAGACCAAATCCTCCTTTTAAAGTAGTGTCTATCATACCGTTTATTATTCTACTCTGCTTTGTGCTATACACCTTTCCATACTTCTCTAATTGTTCTTCTTCAGTAAGCTCGTCATCTTCCTCTTCAAATCCAGGTATTAAAGCAAATAAAGCATTCTGCAATGCAGAGAATATAACGTTTTGAATAGTACCATAATATATAATTTTGCTTAAGTTAGAAAAATCACTTTGTAGCATAGTCTGCCCAGGTGTTCTTCTTCTGTTTTTTATATCCAAAGCAGCTTTCTTTATAGACCTATTTAATTGTATAGGTGTATTTTGAAACGCAAGCAACACCCTACCTACTATACTAGCTTGATCAGATGATATTAAAGCAGGATCTCCAGATTGCTGAGTTTCTTCGGATATTTGACTAAAATCTTTAAAAGCCATTTCTTCCGCTTGCTCTTTAGTATATAAAGCTTCTCCTTCCTCGTTTACTTTTTTCAAATAAGACTTTATTCTATTCCTATAAAATGTAGCGCCACCTGAAGCTATAGCAAAACTATCCGCCATTTGTGTCGGTGTAAAACCAATTTTTAATAAATAACTCAATGCGGCTACTGCTTTGTTCTTAGATCCTTTAACGGCTCTTGCAATCTCAGCTTCGTTAACATCACTTTTCAAACCAGATCTTCTTTGTTTAAGTTTAGAAGAATTAAAAAGTGTTGCAAAATCAGACCAGTATTGTTTTTGATTAGCAAATGCCATTGCTGCTTTCAAAGGGTTATTATCCGACCAATTAATAAAGTTAACTGTTGACAATGTTTGTAGTAACGCTGATCTTCTATTGAAAAACATTATCGCTCCAATAGAATTATTAATCCAAGTATTAAATCTATTGGTATTGTCAGTAGTAGATGACGGTCTGTTTGTACCGTTCTTCATTCTGTATAAAATATCTTCTAAAGCATCTCTAGTAGCTTTACCATAACCAGCCTCTACTTTATTAAGATTACCTTCGCTAAATATTATATCGGCATTTTCAATAAATTCTGATAAAAATTCTTTTCTACCTATTTTTTCAGTTAAATTGTTTAAATCAGATAGTATAGTTTCAGCATCCCAAAAATCTCCAGGCTTAGCCCATTTAGGTCTTTTTGATATTTGCTGTAGCTTTCTAGCATACTCACTCAAGTCTGCATTGTCGTTTACATAATCAACTAATTTTTTCTGATCTATCTCAGACAAACCTGGTATTTCATATCCAGAAGCATTCCATAGAGCAACTCTTATAGCTTGATCGTGCGTAAATTCAGTTCCTGGTACAAGTTTACCAAGTTTCTTTATAACAGGCCTCATTTGTTTATTGAGTGTCTTAAAATCGTCCTTAAACGATTGTCTAGTTTCTTCAATAGCTCTTATACCCTTAAAGTATGGATCTATCAAAGCATCTTGAAAAAACTTTTGATCAGCTTCTCCTTGTTTACCTTTTCCAGCAAAAGTATAAGAAGTTAATCCCTTGAAGTCATCAAGTGATGAAGGCATGAATAATTTAAATTTACCTTTCTTGATACCTCTCCTTCTAGCTATTACTCTGCTAATAGTTTCATTTGCTTTAATACCTGTGCCTCTTTCTAGAATTTTATTGAAGCTTTTATCTAATTTAAGACTAGGCTTCATGTTATCTAATTCTGTTATGGCTCTAATGCTTCTAGCTAAAGACATTATACCTTTTGACGTGTCTAATGAATTGCTTTTAGGGTTTTGTATTTCTTTAAAATTAGGAAAAAGCCTCATATAAACCGTAGTGTTAGATCTTACAGGTCTTAGCACATTATCAGTAGTGGCTTTTAAATTTTGATAAAAACCAGAAAGCTTGCTTTGATTACCTATAGCGAATGCTCCGTAATCTCCAATTTGCATTAAGTCTATCCCTTTATAAAAATCTTCTATAATAGATTGATTGCCTTCGTAGCTTACATACCCCGCTTTTTTACCAGGCATTTCATCTTTTATGTTTTTCCAAAATTCCTTATAAGGTAATTTTATATGACCATTATCATTTATAATTGCTTTTTCATTCGACTTTGAATTAGCCTTATTAATGGCATTTATTAGCTCATTTAAATACTTTTTATTTTTATTTAAAAAATCTACAAATTCTTTTTTGTTATCTTCGCTTAATTTATTATTTATTTTTAGATCGTCAGGGTTTATTAAAGATATTTTACCGTTTTTTGTTTTAAACAAACCAGTTGATATACTACCTATTTGAGCTTTATCATTAAGCTTAACTTCTACCTTGTAGTCTTTGCCGTTTGCGTTAATTACAATATCTCCTTTTTGAGATTTTATTAACTTAATTTTTATGTCACCGCTAGTATACTTGTTTAAAACTTTTTCCAAGGCTTGCTCATACTTAAACCCTTGGTTAGATGCTTCAGCATCTTGTAGTTGTTGGACTATACCTTCATGAATGATTTCTTCTAATACTCCCTCAAGTGTGTTTACAGGTATTTTATTTGCAATAGCTATATCTTTAATTTTTTGAGAAAGAAGACCTTCGCTTACTGCTATTTTTCGTATATTATTTATGTCTTCAATTTTCAAAGAATATTTTACAGTACCTCTATCTAAATCTCTTTGAAGCTCGTTAACAAAGTTATCGCCTAGCATTTCGCCTAAAGCTTCTTGATTGCCTTCAAAAGCTTTACTTATTTCTGAATTTTCATTTTGAATTTCTTTAGATAATATTTCAAAAGCTACTTCTTCCGCTATTGCTTTACCTAAAGCTTCTCTTTTACCTCTAATAAGTTTACCTTTTTCATCAATAAATAAACCTACAAAATCAGCGTCAGAAACTTTATCAGCAGGTACTCTTCTAACTATTTCGTTACCAGCTGTAGCTCCTCTAACTAATGTTTTTTCACGATCAATTTTCTGTCCAACCCAATTTGGATATGGTACAAAGTTTGGTAAAAACTCTTCTTGGACTATTTCTTTACCTCCAACATTTACAGTTACTTTCTTACCAGTAAATTTACCACCAACAGATTTTTCAATTGCTTGAGGAATACCACCACTAACTTTTTTACCGCTGTCTTTACCCATTAAAAACGTTGTTGTCATGTTTTCTATGATAGCTTTCTTATTTTTTATAAGATTCTTTTCATAGGTACCATCTTTTAGCTTACCTAGTCTTTGTATAACAAGTTTAGGCGCAGCATTAGGATCCCCTACAACTTTACCTATTTTCTTTTTTATCTCTGCAACTAATGGTGTTGTAGCGGAATTGTCACCTCTTTTAGCTGTGATCTTACTTTCAAGACTAGCTAAAACTTGCGTTAACTTTTCTGTTATAGCAGTTATAGTAAAGTTAGGTATAATATTGCTTTTAGTAAGTGGTACGTATTTTCTTTTTTCAGCTTCCTGAGGTCCTGCGTCTTCTCTTGCAATAACATTTTTAGCTACACTAACATCTTCTTTAAAACCACCTTCACCTTCTTTTTTGAATTTAGCTAAAGCTTCCTTTACTCTATTTCTTACACCGTACTGACTACCTATAATGTAACCACCTAAATCATTGTTTGACTCAGGATTAAAAGCCATTATGTTTTTCTTCAGCTGAACTCCGGCTACTTCTATAAAAAAGTCATCCCAACTTTTACCGTAAACATTGTCAGCAACAACACCATAACCAGCAGCAATCTTTTTAATTAAAGGATTAAGCATACCTCTATCAATGTTATCTATGACTTTAATAGCTATCTTTTCTTTAAATTCTTTATTAGTTGTACCTGGAGGTACCATTTCTTTTAACTGATCACCAATTCTTTTTTCATTTTTCTTGGTATCACTTTTTACTTTTTCTTTAGCCTCAGACGGTTTAGATAATTCTTTCTTTTTAGATAACCTTATTTTTGTTTCCAAGTTGGTTTTAGCTGTTTGGAAATCTATTTCATCTACAAAATCAGATATATCTAAGTCATCTAATTGTTCTTGTAGTGATAATGAAGGTTTAACACTAGCAACTCCTGTTCCTTTTAAATCACTATTTACGATCTTACCTTTAATACCTTCCTGTAATGATTTTTCAAGCCCTTTGCTGAGTCCTTTTCCTTTTTTAATACTTCTATTGTAGTCTTTAATAAAGTTAAAAACGTCTTTCCCTGTATTAAATTCAGCTTTCCATCCAAATTTACTAAATAATCTTCTAAAAAGATCTTTAAGTTTTGTTCCTAAATTTTCATTATACTGGATATCTCCATCCAACATAGCTTCACTTAATAAGGTTATGGTCTCTTCTCTTAAGTTACCTAGCATTTTCATAGCCTTATCATTGGATTCTTTAGCAAATTCAGGGTCTTGCACAGATTCCGATATACTTTTTAATTTATCAATTTTAGGTTGGTATTTTGCTTTATATCCATCCAATCTTGCTTGCAAAAACTTATTATCAGTTTTTACTTTAAGAGTTTTCATGAAATCAAAAAGACTATTACTTACGCTAATTTGATTTTCTGGTGATAAACCAGATTTTAAAGTTTGGTCTAGAGCAGCATGTAAAACTTCGTGAGCAGCTGTATTTACTACACCGTCCTTGAAAGCTTCTGCCCTATTTATTAATATTATTTGGCTGCCATCTTTTCTAGTTATAGTTTGACCATAAGCATCGCTATAATTTACAATAGGTTTTTTACCGTCTTCTTCCCTAATTTTATCTACTAACGCGTTTACGGTTGCTTGATCATCTGCAAATTCAATATTTGCCCCCTTTACGCTTTTTAATATTTCAACCGCACCTTTTTCAGATTTAACTGTTTCAGCTAATAATGCTTCTTTTGCGGAAACATTATTTAACTCTTCATTTATTTCTTTAATCCTAGCTTTTTCTTCTTTTACTAATTCAGGATCTTTATTTGCAATATTTTGCTCAATGTTATTTTTTTCTATTATTAAGTCAAATGCTTTTTTCTTTCCAGATTCACTAAATGTTTTTGGAATTTTTAATCCAGAATTTCTTATAGTACTTAAGTTTTCACTTTCGTTTCTGTATTCTTCTTGTGTGATCTCACCATTATCCAGCTTTCCCTGTAAATTACTTTCAGCTTCCTTAAAAAAATTATTAGCAGCTTTAAGACTCGATCCAAATTTACTAGTTAAATCAAATTTTGTAGCTACATCTCTGGCTGAATTTCTTAATTCTGAAGCAGATTGTCTCAATACACTTGCTCCAAAAGGTATAAAGAATCCTGCTAAACCTCCACCTAATGCAGCTTCTCTGTTAGCTTCAGTATCTATATATTTACCTATACCACTAAGTCCTTCTAACTGAGTTCCTGTGCTTATTTGCGAAGCTAAATTTTGACCTAATTCAGTACCGGCTTCTCCAATACCTGCTATAGATTGCTGTTTTAATCCTCTAGCTGCAGATTTTACAAATTGTTTTACCTCGCCTTTATATAAAGAGCCTAGTGATTTTTTTAAAGTACCACCTAACCCTAATGCTTTCATTGTATTTTTAGCAACTTTAGTAGCTCCTAATTGTTCTAGACTAGCGGAAACTACACCTGTAGCAGCAGCTTGCGCTTGAGAAGCATATTTGCCTTCCTTTAATGCTTCTATAATGTTTTTTTCGTTGTATTCTAGACCGTCATTTTTTAAACCCTGCTCTATAGCTCCCATATAAGAAGCCCCGTATTCCATAGTAAACATAGACATAAACCCCGCTCCTGCTAGCACTGGATTACCTGTCATTGCTCCACCTGCTGCTACTATCATGTAAGGTGCAGAGGCTGATATAGTTTTTACAATGTCCTTAAATTGTACCCCATCAGAAAAATCTGCTTGAGTAAAAAGAGAACCATATTCAGAAGAGTCCATAACATCTTGTATATCTTCAGCAATTGATTCCTGTGTTAAATTAATTTGATCTTCAAGATATTTTATTTTATCTTTTACAGTACCGCTTTTACCTCCAACTCTAGTATTGCTTTTTTGACTAAAAGATCCACCATATATTACTTTAGCATCTTCTTTTAATTTACCAGATTCAACATCATTTTTTAACCTAGTTATTTCGTCATACTTATTCTGTATTTCTACTTGCTGAGCTGATACCGCTGCTTTATTAAAGTCACCCCTCATTTGTACACCTGTACCTACAAAAGGCTCTACAACATTTGAAAGAATACCAATAGGATCATATTGATCAAGAAAATCTATAGAGCTTAAAAAAGCACTCTTATACCTTCCGAAATTTATATTTTCCTTTTCAGCAACTTTACTTGCTACTAATTGTAAGTCTTTTACCGTGTTTTTATAAGCAGTAGATTGAGATACTGGATCTATTACGAGCTGCTTCCACCTATTGTTGTAAGCTTTTTCAGCACTAGCAATGCCTTCAGGTGTATTGAAATCATATTCTTCTCTTAAGCCAAGAGCATAATCCTTTAACTCTCGTTCAGCTTTTCTAGAAGCTATTTTTATTTGATAGTTTATAAGTGGGTTTTCCGCAATTGTCTTTTGTATACCTTGATCTAAAGCTATATTAAAATCTTTTTTATCATCAAAAAGATCAAAATTACTTGGTAGATTTTTAGAAAACTGGTTTTCGGCATCTTCTGTAGGTATTGAATCGTAAGTGTTAGTTGATTGATTATACTGCTGCCTAGTATACCTGGGGACTTTATTAGCTAACTGAGATGCTGCAAAATTTTGTCGGTATTCTATATCATAATCTTTTAAAAATTCATAAACACCTTCAGCTTTTAATATACTTTCAAAACTACCTTTATAATCCTGTAATTGAACACTATAAGGTTTCTCATTGTAACCAGTAGTTCCATCTTCTTTTAAATAGGTTCCGTATATTTCTTTTTCCTCAGTGTCTCTTTTGTAATCTTCAAATTCTTGTTGAGTTACCTCTCTACCGTTTATTACAAAGGGCTTAGGATCTTGTGAATCCGAAGGTCCAGCTACCGAGGGTGATTCCGTAAAACCTGCTTGTGATGCTGTCATTGGTTGCTGCACTGCATCCGCATCCTTTACAGTGCCTGTTGGAAAATCCTGTGGTTGGTCTTCTGATTGTAATTCATAACCTGCCATTTCAGCGTATTCAGATATATCCATACCATTTCTATCAGCAGCTGCTTGCATAGCTTCAGTAGATAATACAGTCCCTGTTTCTTTATTTTTATACATATGATTTAATTATTATATCTTAGTTGCTTTTAAACCCATAGCCGCCCTTAACCCGGTGTAATTTACTTTCTTACCTTTCATATAAGGAACAAATATAGCTTCAGGTAACTCTCCTGTTACTGAGTTAGCTGGTGGTTGGTATTCGTAACCTTCAACTTTGTCTTTCTTTTTAAACTTCCATACCATTGAATTAGGACCTGTCCCCATTCTTATTATAGGATCTTTTGCTTTCATTGAACTAGTAAACTCATATCTAAACTCACTGCCCTTTTTATCTTTATCCTTACGCATAACTTTATTCTTAGCCTTAACAGCTTCTACCTCGCTATTAGCATACTTTAAAAGTTCTTGTGAAAAATTAGTGTTTTGCTCAGAAGTTAAATCTTGATCATATTCCCATAAAGTTGAAAAGTCGTCTTTTACAATATTGCCTTTATCGTCTTTTGTATTTTTAGTTCTAGTTATATTGTTGTGAAAAGAAGATTTTTCATTTCTATCAAGACCTAATACTATCAAATCAATTTCCGCTTGCAACGCTTTGTTCCATACCTCTTCAGATACAGCTACACCTTTACCATTAACTCCTACCATTAATTTTCCAGCCAACTCGCCTTCTTTTATATATGCAGGTGAAAATTCACTTTCTATATTTAATTTTGCTTTAGCTTTTTTTATAGCTTCATTTATGTTCGGCTGTAGGTTAGGTACTTTATCTATAAACAAAGTATTTTCCATGTCTTTATTTAAAACCCTCCCAACTTCTTTTCCATCCGCATCTTTAACAACTACAGAATAAACAACATTACCATTTTCATCCTCTTCAAAAAGAGCTTCTTTGCTACCAGGTATTTTACCGTTCATGATCATCATAGTATTGTACTGATCAGGATTTCTAAATTCATCATTACTTCCCTGAGACCCAGGTTTGATACTGCTTTGCTCTTTAAAAGCTAAAGAACTAGCTGTAGTATTTTCTAAGGATTTAAACATCCTTGTGCCTATAGTGTCCATAGACCTGATAAAATTTCTATCTTTATCTGTTAGCGTGCTGGGATTTTTCTTTTTTAGTTCTGCTAGCCTGTTAAATTTGGCATCTATATTTTGAAATTGAATTGTTGAATTTTTTGATGCAGTTTGAAAAACAGCATTTTTAGCATCCAATGCTTCTTTATCAGCTTGTTCTCTTATCTTTTGTATTTGTATTTGATTTTTTTTATAAGTATCAACATAACTAGCAATAGTGCTAGTAGCCGCTCTAGTTATGCTTTCTTGCATTCTTCTAAAATGTTGGCCTGACTGTTTGTCGACAAACTGTTCTGGGTTTTCGTAACTCATAATTATGTGGTTTTTGGTGTTCCATCAGCATTCCAAGGGCTGGATCTTACTTGTGCCATCGCACCTATTGTACTACCCGCAATACTTGCTAAGCCTCCCACCATCGATGTATATGCGCCTGTTTGATCAGCTGATGCTTGCATTTGTTGCGCTTGAGCTCCACCTAATTGAGTAGATACTCTATTCAATTGTTGTAGTTCTCTACTTTCTTGAGCTCCAAACATAAACTGTTTACCAGCTGCATCTAACCCCTGCATTCTTTGACCTTCGCCTATTTGAATACCCTGCAGTCTTCGCTGTTCAGCAACTCTTTGTTGTTCTAATTGTTGCTCACCTTGCGCTCTTAGCTGCTCATTTTGAGCTTCTTGTTTTTCAATACTAGCTGAAACACCTTTTTTACTAGACAAAGCAGCTTGAGCTAAAGCTGTTGCACCTCCAGCACTTGCACCTGTAGCCCTTATAGTGTCCAAAGTGTTGGCTAATGATATATCCGCTTGCTCTATTTCCATTTCAGCGGCCTGCGTAGCTACACTTAAGTCAGCAAATGGATTAGACATTTGATTACTTAAATCAGAAGCTAATGAACTTAAATCACTCGCGCCTTCATATGGGTTTATAATCTCTTGTCTATTATTTTCTAAATTAGTTAATTTTCTTTGTAATCTATCTCTCTCTGCTTTCGCTGCTCGTTCTCTTCTCTTAGCTTGTCCTCCTCCAAACAATCCTCCTAATATTTGAATTCCCCCTGATATAAGAGCGCCTCCAATTATTGGATCCATAGCCATTTGGACATCTCCTCGTCCAAAGAAAAATATTTCTAAAAATTCTATCATGTTACTATTTTTTATATTTTATATTACGTTTAACTGCTAACTACAAACGTGGAATTCACAGCAAAAAGTTCCTTAGTTCCACCTGGGTCTGTGTTATCATCGTTTTGTAAAGTCACAGTACAGTAGTAACCTTTTATACCTGTCATATCATCTCCGAATATAACTTCTCCAGGCATTGTTTGTCCGTCGCTGTCGTTAACTAAATTTGCGTAGTATTTATTTTCTTTCCTTATGAATCCAGCATAGTCTCTATTATACGGAGGATTGTTAGATCCAAAAACAGAAAGATAATTAGATCTATAAACTGGTTGATTATATGTAGGGCTTGCTGTTATAGGGTTTATTATATATTCACCTTCGTAGTAGCTATATATTTGGTTTGATGTATCTCTTAACTGTGGAGGATTAATCCATATAGGATTCCCAGAAGTGTCTAGTTCGTAACTGTCAACACCTGTTATATCTGATACGTACTGAGTAACCTCCCATCCACTGCTACCTTCATAGTTTATAGTTTTAAAAACTTTACTTGTATCTACATTTGGATTTACTACAAAAGTAACTTTTGATTTACTAGACTCCCCGTAAAATTCGCCTCTATCAACATTTGTACTATTGTGGACATACAACTTGTTGTCGCTACCTGATTGATTTCCTATGCTATACATTTTGTTTGCTAAGCTAAAAGTAAACCTAGGTTTAAATGTAAAAAACGATGGCCATCCACGAACACTTTCATCAAATTGCAATGTGTTGTAACTTGAATTGTCAGGCGTAGCGTTTGGAGGTGTGCTTGGTTGTAAAGATAAAGTATACTGCTTAGTATATATATCCCACCCTCCGACTATTTTACCTGGACCAAAGCTAGACGAGTCCACAGAGCTTAAGTTATCTCTAAACCAGTCAATCATTCCATAGTTTGATATTTCTGTTATTCCGTCCATAGATAATCTTAATACCGCTCCTCTATTTTTATCTACAAAGTATTTTCTATAACCGTAAGTTGCAAAGCTTTCAGGATTAGTCCCAATACCAAAATTACCAGCATAAGGAACTATCTGTCCAATAACAGTTTTCAAATTACTAACTGATACACCTCCGCCTTCAGCTGTGTATATAGCGTCTTTATCAATAAGAGCTCTACTAGCTTTATTTTCTGATAATATGATTAAGTTAGAATCTTCAGCATATAGTTTTTGTATACTGCCATTAGCAGGATCAATTGCCTTAGTTATTTCTTTACCTACGGAAAATTGATTTGTTTGATTTATACCAGTTCTGGAATTGTATATACCTGAGTATATCATTGCATTTCCTCTGACACTACCATTGGGTTCATCTTCGACTAAATAAGCTTTAGCACCAAAAGAAGTAGAAGTATTATTATAACCACCTCTAATTCTAGATTCTTCTATAGCCCAGTTAACGTCTTGCTGAGGGTCTGCTACTGTTCCTTGCGGCCATCCGCCTTGACCAGTAGGTATACCTCTAGAACCAAACCAGTTGATACCGTTATCTGCGTCTACGCTTTTTCTTAGAGTGAATGAATTATAGTATTTTACTTCTATTAAAGCCATAATATTTATATTACATGTTTACAGGTATTTTACCTTTATTGTATGTTATCTAGGTTGAGCAGATCCTTTTACTTTTAAACCAGTTGTTGGATTCATTTCGCAAGACCAAGTTCTTAAATTCTGAGATGTAGTGTTTGTAGCATTATCTCTACTTGCACCTTCTGCTGCTAAAGCTAGTTTAGCGTTACTAGAGCTGCTTGCTCCTGAATTATAAGGTGTTGTATAAGGGAACCCGTTTGCGTCTTGTCCGTCATCTTCTATAGAAATATAAGATAAATATACGTCGGTATTAGTGTTTACTTGAGTATATCCAGTATAAGGAGTTTGAAGCAACGCATCTTCATAGAATGTAGTAACATACCTATGTATACCTTCCCTAGCATATACCACTGTGTTATGTGTTGTTTCGTTTTTAGCTAAAAAGTGACTGCTTTTTAATGCTGGATTTATTTTATACCCAAAGGCTACCTTAGGCCCTAAGTCATAATAAAAATCACCTGTTTTAATGTAGGCTCCAGCACCTGCGTAGTTGTTTTGACTATTAGTATTACTGGCTATAGGGGCCGCACAGGATTGGCTGTTATCTTGATTCCCACCTATTCTTTGTACTATAACTCTATACTCGCCAAACTTATCTGATTCACTTGAGTAAGGGCTTTTACCTACAACTGCCCATCTACCATATTTACCTCTACCAAAAGTTCCTCCAAAGCTTCCTGAACTAGTATTATTTTCAGCACCAACTCTAATCCAATTAGCCCATTTACCGGTAAATCCAGGGCCCTCAGAAGATCCATAAACTATATTTCTTTCTGAAGTTATAGGATTTGGAGACCCTCCTGGGTTTGGTACTGGTAATGTAGCATTAATACCGGTATTGCTACTTATTTGAGTAGGACTTCCATATCCGCTAACTTCGCTGTTAAAAGATAATACATTTCCTTCTATATCTTTTGCAGCTACCCATGATGAGCTAGAGTCTGCTCTGTATTCTATAGCCCAAGATACATCGTTGTTATTTTCAAAGTTAGGAGTATTGTTTGTACTACCAAAAACCGCGTCCATATATGGTTGCAAACTAATATAAGCTGTACCTTTAGTTAAAGGACTAGCTAAGTTGGCGTTTACCCCTGAAGGTATTTTATTCCTTTCAAGGTAAGAAAATGGTTGACCTCCATATTGTACTTGATTACAAGTTGAGTTATCTCCATCTCCACCGGTCCCCGTAACAGGAACATAAACAAGTGCATCTCCGCTTGATAATGTGCTTTGAGGAGTTGGGTACATTTCAGTAAATGAATTACCCGTTCCTGCTGTTATTTGATCAAAAGCATTAGTAGTTGAATTGTGAGCGCTTAAAATGTAAGCGTAATTAGTATATAATCTCAAACTATTTTCAACACTAAAACTACCATCAGCTAATTCTTCACCTACTACTAATTCAAAAGAACAGCTGTCAGTTTGCCCATCAGGACCTGATAAAGTTACTGTTATAGCGTATTGACCATAACCCGTACCAAAAGTAACCTCACTTATTTCTCCAATACTGCTAATTTGAAATATGTTGATAGCATTTCCATCTTGTGTTTGAGAAGATATGTTCCATTGTAAGCCATCTTGATTGTTTAATCCAGCGGATAAACTGTTAGATCCATTAGATCCGTATAGTTTAAGCTGATTTGTTAAACCAATAGGTACTCTTAAAGAAGACGGACAAACTTTTCCGTAATCAACAATTGGTAAACCAACTTGTCCCCAAGTGGTAGCACCGTCCCCGAAAGTTTCACCTCCAACAATTATTGTAGATAAATCAGTTAATATAGTCCCATAAGAACCTGTATTTAAAGTACGCACCCAAGGGGTTGGGTTTGTAATATTTGGATCTCCATCTGTAGCTGTTATAGTTAAAGTAAAAGATTGAGCATCACTATTAGTTGTTTTATATATTCTATATGCTTTATTAACTATAATAAAAGTGTCCCAGTCTTTTGCAGTAGTAGCGTTCCCATTATAATCAATGTAGCTACCTAACCCACCATTAAGTACTCCTGTTATTTGTATTAATTCAAAATCAGAAGAAATATCTACACCTGCACCGTCTACTACGGATAAACTTGGATTAATTATAGTTTGTATTGGATTTGTTACAGAGTCTTCAAACTGAAATTGACCAGTAGCTACTGCTCTGAATCTACCACATTGCCCATTCGCTATTGAAGGGCTACATGTAGAAGTTGTTGTAACATCTGGTTGTAAAGGATTTCCGCTATAAACTCCAAAATATTCAGATAAATACCAATCTAAACCAGCTAATCCTGATATCGTTTGATTTCCGTCTGATTCTATTTGCTCATTCAAATCACTTATAGTACCTGAACTACTAGTTTCCCAATATATATCTAACCTAGATTCTACTGGCTCTGTTTCGTAAACAGCTAAATTTTGTATACTATAAGTTAAACCTCCTGTTGTTGGGTCTATTTGCCCAAATCTATCTGACGTACTAACTCTACCAATTAAAGGATTTGATTCTGCTTCGTAAAAAGCTTCTGGGTACGCATTAGGTATAGTCCCCGTGGGGTCAATATTAAACATATCAAACATGTTAGATACTGTAGAAACTGTATCAGACGATCTTGATGGATAATATTGTTCATTAACTACTCCAAATTTATAAGGAGTAACTCCTGTTGCAGTTACGTTTGAATTCTCAACCCTACCAAATAATCTTACAGAGCTTCTAAACTGCTTTTGATCAGGACCTACTTCAGATAAATCTCTAGGTACTTTATTTATATTGTCGTTTAATAACGTTATATGAGAAGTTAAACCAAACTCTAAAGTAGCGCTTTCTGGATATGCTGTTATTGCTCCAGGAAGATATACATTATAGTAATCTTGCTCTTGTTGCTTTACAACAACTTTCCAAGTGTAAAAGCCTAATGGATTATATTCACTACTAGTAGGATCTCCGTTGTATATACCTGGATAAAGAGCCGAAGGTATGCTTGGAGGTATTTGTTCGTTTACCTCTATAAACAAAGAATCTCCAGGCCATTGACCTATGTTCAATGTTTCTGGATTGTATGGTGAATATACAGTTGACAACTGTGCAACACTTGCGCTTGCTACGGTTGTGTTTGAAGTATTTGATAATATGGTAGATGTTGTTCTACTAAACCTGTCCGACAGTACAAATCCAGCTTGATAATTTCTGTTTTGTTTTAAAGTACTACTAGGGTACTCAACAATAGCAGTGTTCCAAGAAGTTTCATTATTTGGATTTGTTGTTATATCAAAATTTCTTTTAGGACCAGCACCAACATTGTAATCCATTGAAGGAGGAGTGTGCTTAGTTTGAAAATTACTGTATACAATTCTATTGCTTATAATTTCTTGCCCTAAAGCTTTAACAGGTACTTTATCGTAAACTCTAATTAGCTGATCTTCAGGAAGCGTTCTAAAAGGTTTGGTCCCAGAATATCTATATTTATAAGTATTTGAAGGCACTGTTGCATCATATTGACTTGTTATTTGACTAGCCGGTATAACATCTGCCACCATAACAGCTAAACCATCTGATTCTTTATATAGTATCTCTATTTCAGTTATTTTAAACTGACTAGTTGCATTTTCTAAAGTTGTTGTAATGTTTGGATTTCCATTTATAGGTAAGTCTATAAGTAAATCTATTTGATTAACTTTGTTTTCCATGAAATCAACAATAGTACTTCTATAAGCCGCTGACATATCGTTGTCGTCGTCACTAGTGTACATAAAATAACCGTCTTGCTTAGGTATAAAACACTCTTGTGTAAATGGTGCAAATACAGAATATTCACCGTCATCAAACTTAAATCTATAACTGAACCTAACGAATTTATCTTCAAGATAATCAGGATCTCCTTGGTAACCAGCATTATAATATGGATTAGCTGTTGTACCATTTGGTAAATACTCACTAACAACATCTTTCATAGTTGTTTCGTAGGTACTAGCTGCGCTTGCTTCTTGCCAAAGCTCAGGTGCTTTATAAGGCATATACTTAGCTACAGATATTGTGTCTTCCATACTGTAATAAGTAACATCATCAGCAGCTGCACTAACTCTTATTTTTCTAGGCTGATTTCTATTATCAGTCCAAAATAAAAGATCTTCAAGAAGATTTACACCATGTATCGGATTGTTTTCGTAAAAGTTTAAGAAAGCTCCTTGTACTAATATTGTATTTTGTATTGAAGTATTAGGTGATATTATTGACCTAGTTATAAAGTTTTTAGCATTTTCATCGTAAACACCTGTGGGGTTGCTTTCAACAGTATTGTCTGTTAGAAAAAAGTAAATACTAGAATTTACTTCTGAAACTAAATAGCCTACACATATTACGTTTGCTTCTCCAGTTACTAATCCAAAATCAACAACCATTTCGTTACCTAAAACGTTTTCTAAAGCACCTACGTCTTCAGACTCCGACTTACTAACTTGGATGTTTACTGCATTTCTGTATTCTCCTTGAGGTAATAATCGATCGTCAAGATCTTTATTCATCTTAGACTTTATGAAAATATTCTTAAAACTAGCCATTAAATTTTAGTGTTTTATCCATTTAGATTTACCTCTCATCACTTGAACTATTTCGTCAAGTTTTATATTAGATAATCTTATTTTAGCATTTCTTAATTTAGCACTTCTCTCTTGCTTTAATCTTCTTACTATATATTCAGGTTGGTTTATCCTAGAAGCTATGACAGCGTGGCTTATATGAGCATATAGAGCCTCTTCAGCTAACTTAGGTACTTTAGTTTCCATATCAGAAGCTAATCCATCAGATATATACTCTAAAACTATAAGCGCACCGGCTAAATTACTTGAAAAAGACATTTTACCTTCTCTATTATTTATAGTAAACCATCCGTTTACTTGAGCATACTGAGGATCTAATCCGTAGTTTTGACCTAAAAGTTGCTCACCCCATCCCCAACTGTCATACCCTTGGTTATATAAATCTTCTGGGTTGTCTTGATTTATCAAAGTATCGTCAGCGGTTCTCCATCGTTCCTCTGTTATCGATGTTCCTTCAATGTTGTTACCGAAATTATCCTGTGTTGGTACGCCTTTTGAGTCTTGTATAGGGTTTTCAAATGGGTTTGTAGTTAAATTATTTGCAGGATATATAGGTCTTTTAACGCCTAACTTATCTATCCAAGATACCTTTGTGTAGTTTACATAGTCTTGTGGTATCACAACGCTTAATTCAGGTGGTATATTTAACTCTTGTGATTTAATACTTTTTAATGTATCATAACTGAACTCTTGTAATCCTCTTTTAGCGTGAAAGATGAGATCTGTTCTATTACAACTAGGTATTAATTTACCTGCACCAACGTAAGCTATTTGAAAATTGTTTATTATATCCTCTAAAGATATATAACTATAACTACCGTAATTTTCTTCAACAGTATTACCGTAAGCATCTCTGTTTCCATATTCGCCACCACTTAATATTTTTAATTGAACAACCACACTTGTGTTAGCCGCTAAATTACCCGTGAACGTTATAGTATTACCTGATACGGTGTAAGCGGAAGTGTATTCTGTATATGTTAAAACACCGGCGTTTGCGGTGTATAACTTAAAATTGTTTAAAGCGTAGTTTTGCTGAAGAGGATCATAACTGCCGAGTACTAAATCTGTATCAAACGTAGTAGTAAAGGCTTGACCTGTCCCAGCCGCAGATAGAAACTTTTGTACACCTGCATAATATTGCTGATTGTTTTCGGTTATTAAACCACCATTTGGTAGAGACATATTTTATTATGTTTTTTGGTTTATTTCTTTTTGTTGAACCTCACTCGCAGCAGCCTGCACTATTTGAGGGTCTCTTATTATTATACCTGCGTAAGCTAATATTCTTAAAACAACATTAACTTGTTCTGATTCGTGTAGTTCAAAATTTATAGAACCCGTACCGTTAGCTGGGTCATAATAGTTGTTGTTATATATATATTGTCCTCTACTACCTGTGGTAAATCCCCATATAGGGTTTATAGGTTTCCTTATGTAATCTACATCTATATTATCTGTAATAGTTGTTGGATTAACGTACATAACATTTTGAAGACTATTATTTATTTGAGCTCCAGGGATATTTATATTGCCTCTATTTTCGTATAGATAAGTAGGAAATTTTTCTGTTGCCTTAGTAAGTTGAGATCTTTCTATGTTGTAAAATTCTGTTCTTGAAAGTCTTTGTAGTTCTGTTATCTCACTTTTATTATTCTTGTAGGTAACGGTGCCTAATCTGTAAAAGTCTACATTAGCGCCGTAAGCGTCTTGTGTTGGGAGGGAAAAGTATCTTAGGTTTGGGTCGTTAGAATTGTTATACGTAGTCGTACCGAATGTTTTAAATATAGCTAGTTTTTCATCAACATTCATAACTCTATCAGAATAATCTGCGTCAGCTTGAGGAATTCTTATTTGTTGGTTTAAATCCTGAAAGTACTTTTCAAATATATCTAATTGTACTTGTGCCCCTAGCTTGTTAAATTCTGCAGGTGTTAAAAAACCTCTCTGTTCTTTATTTAATATAGACAGAACTGTTTGATACACTGTATTTACATTTATAGCCATTATTTATTTTTTTATTATAATACCAGCCAGCCACGGAAAGTGACCAGCTAATATTAATATTACATGTTATTCTAAGTTTTTCTCTACTGACCTATAAACTTCTACACCTTCATCGGTCTTAAAGTAAGCTGCCATTGCAGAGTAAGGATTTTCATCAAAAGGCACAGTCATTAATTTTCTACCGTTTGATCCCCAAGTAAATGTTCTTTGATCTTGTGACAATTTAATAATACCCATTTCGGAAGCTTTTATAGCTATGTTTCTTAATTGTACATTATCGTCATTTGCTAACTCCATAAACAAATCTGGTTGTCTTTTGGCAAACAATAATAAATCTCTCTTGAGTTCTTTAGTTGTCATGCCTGATACTTTAGATCCTAATTCAACACGAAGTATTGCTTCAGCATCATCAACATCCATAGTTCTTGCAGCCATCATTGCATCTATCTGAATTTCTAAATCTTCTAATTCATCCTCGGCTATAGCTACTGGATTATGTTCGTAGTATTTATTACCTAATAATGGATGATATAAAGATAGTAATTTTTGTAAGTTTTGTTGTTCTTTTTTAACATATAGAGCACCGTCTTTAAACATTATATGTCCTAATGTTGCTTGACCGTTTTGCTCATCTATGAAAGGAGAATTTTGATTTGTTGCATACCTAATTTCTCTTTGAAGACCTTTCTCTTTATCAAAATATAACAAAGGGTGTCTTGATGTATGCTTTGATGAAATTGTTAATGTTAATGGTGCTTGACCTATAACTATATACATTCTATCTTTTATTTCCCAACTTGGTTTTACTGGTTCTTGTTTTTGTGGAGCAGTCATTACTTCTTGCTCTTGTACTATTTCTTTATTTGCTACAGGCTTTTTAACTGTAGGTTTTTTTGCATTTGCTGCCATAATATAATATAATAAAATTTTTAATAAGAGTAATAATTACCCCTGTCAGTTCAACAAGGGTAACTACTACATTAATTTAATCGGTACTAGTCTGTGAATAACACAAAGTTGTTAGCCGCTTGAGTCACTAAACATCTTTCAGATAAGAAGTGAACCTCCATAGCATCTAAATCAGAAGTAGCAGCGCCACCTACAGATCCAGTGATCCAGTTTTTCATTCTTCTATCATCAGCTTGAGAAGCTCTATATCTTACGTGTAAGAAAGGTCTTCTGATGTTAGTTCCTAATATTTGATCGTAAACTGTAGAAGTTCCAGCAGGTACTAATACTCCTTCGATTCCAGCATCAGCAACACCTCCACGAGTAGAAGCGTCGTTTAAGTATTTCCAGTCAGTTTTGTAGAAGTCATAAGAACCTCTTCTGAAACCAGAGAAACCTAAGTTCAATGCCATTTCTTCAGAATTTTCGAATACACCAAAAGAACTACCACCTTGGTAACCAGCAGCAGGAGATCCTACGTTAGATAACATATCATCAAAATCTAGAGAAGTTTCTCTATTTAAGAATAACATGTTTTCTTCGATAGCCCCTTGAGTATCTAAGTTTTTAAGAATTGAATCAAACTGAGCTAAACCAGTTGCTGCAGTAAAGTCTACTAATACATTTCCACGGCTTTTAACAGCAGCGAAAAGACCTTCAGTACCTTTAGCAGTTGTAGTTGAACTTCCAGATTTTAATTCACCTTCTACCATAGACATTTCTAAGTAGTCTTCAAAACGTAATCTTGTTTCAGATTCAGCTTTTAAATACCATAAGAAACCTCCTTGACCAGACTCAGTAGCTACTTCAACCCATCCAATCTGAGCAGTGTCAGATCCGTTGATTGCATACTTGTCTTTGATGATGATAGGAGAGTTAGAATACTGAGTAAAAGAAGGTGTTACAGAAATTCTGTTAGCGTCTCCAGTTCCTTTTCCGTACTCAGATCCGTATACGAAAATCTTAAGCGCTGGTCCACCAGTTACTAAATCTACTTCAGCAGCTCCAGCTCCAGTTCCGTCTAAGGCTTCTTGCGAATAAGGCGCTACAGTTAATACACCTGCACCTAATGCACTACCAGGAGTAGCTCCAGAGGCAACAACGTAACAGTTTAATTCTGCTCCAGTTGCTGGATTCATTACTACGATTGTAGAACCAGGAGATACAACATTCTCAATAAGAGTTGCACCAGCTCCACCAACAGGAATAGTTAAAGTAGAAACTTTTGCTCCTACAGCACCTGCGTTAGTTGCTATTACATTCTCATAAGAGATGTGTAATCTATTTTGTTCAGACCATACTACTTGATCAGAAGTCATTGGCATTTCAGCTCCTACCATTCTTAAGAAACCACCTAAGGTTCTATTTCCATAACGCTCTACTTCAGCTTCATAGATTTCTGGTAAGTACTGCTGTGCGAAATCATTCGTTCCATCAGTAAAGTTTAAATAATTGCCTTCTAAGGCTTGCTTTTTTTGCGTTGGGATTAAGCTTCCAAACGCTGGGCTTACATTTGCCATAATTTTTTAATTTTTTTAGTTAAATTTTTTTGTTTTAATTCTAAGTTTAGAAGAATCATAACCGCTTATTGACTTAACTTTTATTCCGTTTACAAACTCACTTGAGCTAGTTTGCCTTGGCTCTGTGCTAGGATTTTTAGAGCTATTAACTATTTCTTTAGTAGCATCTGTTCGTCCTTGTTCATAAAAATGATTAATAATCTTATCAGCATTTGAAGCGATATAAATAGCTTTGTGATAACCTTTCGTATCTTTTATATTACCGCCTTCGTCAAGAAACTTTCCTACGAAATTGTTAATACTTGATTGGTTTTCTGCAACTTTATTAGGATCTTGTAAACCATATCTAAACTTCTTTTTACCTACATTGAAGTCAAAACCTTTGAATTCATTAGTAAAGTAATCATTTGTTTTTGATTTAAAGTCCGAATGCTGTTGCTCAGCTATCTTCTGATCTTCTTGATATCGGTTGAAAAACTCTGTTGCTTTTTGTTGTTCCTGAGTAACGCCGGGTCTCAACTTGATTTCGTCGTAATATTTACTCTTGGTTTTTTCCAAAAAGCTTTTAGCTTTTCCAACTTCTTCTTTAAACGCAATTTTCTTTTTGCGTATATCTCTTTCCTCATCTATGTCCTCATCATAATCGTAGTCTTCTAATAGTAGGCTAACGTCATCTGATTCTAGATAGGGTTTTGTTTGTTTGTAATATTCTTTTAATAGCGTTTTATCATCAACACTTGAGTAGTCTGCGTTTAATCTAACGTAGTCTTCTACTGATCCACCTGTTTCTTCCATAAAAGTAACAAGTTTATCTATGTTTTCAGGTAACACTCTCTGTTCAGCTACTTGCTTGTATTCTTCAGTAGCTCTTTGTAATTGATTATTCGGAGGTGTATCATCGTCTTCGTCTACAATTTCTATAATACCATCTTCTTCAGCTACTTCAGGTGTATCGTTAACAACTACAACGGGTTCTTCAATAGTCTCTTCTTTAACTTCTGGTATTACCACCTTAGCAACTTCCTCAGCTACTGGTTCTTTTACTTCATCTATGTTAACCTTTATAGGTTCATTAGATTGATTCCCTAAATTTTTAGGACTTGTTTTCTTGGATTTAATTTTAAAATCCCCTTCTTGTTTTACTTCTGACATAATATAATATAATTAAATAATTGTTTATTAGCTAGGTCCAAACTCTTCTATTCCGAACCCTCCTAGCACATCGTTTCCTGATGATTCAAAGTTTTTAGGTAACCCTTCTGTTTGTCTTTGCTGTATCAACTCAGACTGCTGGGATCCTTGCATTTTTATTCTTTTGTCTTTTCTATCCTCAATTTCTTTTTCTTTGCTCCCTTCTGCATTTGCTCTTATTTGTGCTAATTGCATATTGAAGTTAAACTCTTCAGCCATCAACTCTCTTTTTATTTGAGCTTCAGTTTGCATTCTTTGTATTTCAAACTGTGACTTAGCTTGTTCTATACTCACTTTTTCTTGAGTAAGTGCTTGTTGTTTTTGTACCTCAGCCATTGCAGCTTTTTCAGAGGCATCAGCGTTAGCTTGCGCTTGTGCTTGAATATTAGCTTGTTGTTGCTCTTGCTCTCTTTTTATTTTCTGAGTTTGCCTAAGCTTTAAGAATTGGTTAGCTAACTTTATATTTTTTATTTGTCTGATATCAATTGCATCAGATAGAGCAATAGCTTGTGTTTGCAATGCTACTTGTATGTTTTGTTCTAGTAAAGCTTTTTCTTCGTCTTCTGGTTCAAGTTCTAAGTAAATACCAAAATCATGTAACTGCAAATTCATCAACTCCTCAAGAGTTTTTGTGTTGAATGTACTTATAGCATTTGTTAAAGCATTTTCCGTTAAAGGATTTTCAATAACGTCAGCTACCTTTAAACTTATATTCTCGCAAGTTCTAACTGTTAAGTATAACAAAGAATCTAATACGTGCTTAGTTGCAATATTAGAAGCGTTAGCTGCCATTTTTTGCAGCCCTACTAGAGAATCTTTATTAGGTGCACTACCGTCTCTTGCTTCATTTAATCCGGTTACATCTCTTATCATTTGTAAATAATACTGGTATGTACCGATTAAACTTTGTATTTTTGCTTGACCACTTGAAGATGATAATTCTTGAACAGGCACTTTACCTCTATTCAATTCACCGTCTTGCGTAAGTGATCTACCTACAACAGAACCTGTTTGGAAGTACATATTCAATGCTTCAGCTGGATTGTATGTTGTGCCATTACCCAAGTCAACCTCTGCTAAACCATCCATATCTAAGAATACACCATCTGGTACTATCCTAGACATCACTTGTTGTAATTTAAGGTGCGTTATTTGAATCATATCAGCAAAGCTAGTAATTTTACTAACTATAGACTCTATACGTCCCTTATACATCCTAGGTGCCGATATACAGTAATTCATCATTACCTTTGTAGTATCAGCCGTAGGTCTTGTCATATTTTCTGCTAGCTTCCATTCCAGCATTATGTTTGTACCTAGTACTTTTGCCCCAGTGTATAATACCTCTATTGTTCTAGATATTCTTTCAAAGTTATCATTAGCTGGAGGATTAAATGTGTCAGGTTTTTCTAACGTCTTTTCTAATCCTTGATCTGTTTTCTTTATTTTAAATACTTGGTCTGAATACGTTTTGTATTCAAAGTATAAAACCTGTATTGTATTTTCGTCGTAATTACCCCAATTAGTCACATACTGCGAGTTACCAGGCATATCCTGTATTCTTTCTAGTTCAACTGGAGATATTGATGGGAATTGTTTTTTAAGTTCCGCTAATGATATAGACTTAACTTCGCCTACGTAATATATATCTTCAAAGTTTGGATCTTCTGTATATGAATAAATCATATTAGCAGGGTCAACATAATCAGTAACTATACCTTCAGCTTTATTAAATGAAGTTTTTGCAGCTCCAATACCAATAGTGGTTAAATCGTGAGCTAATCGTTTTTTTATTTGATCGTATTTATTAAATGCTAATACGTTGTTTATAACCTCTTCTTCAGCAATCTCTACGTTTTGCTTTGGTGTCATTTGTAAATGTACATCTAATTCTTCTCTGTTTTCAGGTAAACTTTCTAAGTCACCTGTTTTAGAAAAATCCATACCTAAATTTTGCTTTACGTTTAATAAGGCTTGCTTGGTAAGCATATCTCTTTCAACAGCCGCAGCATAATCAGTTCTACTCTTAACAGAAAAAGGATCTTGAGCAAACGCACTTATTTCATAAGTTTTATTTGACATTCCGTTTACAACAATATCAACAAACTTTGATATAACTGGTATCGGCTTCCAATCTAAATTAAGATAAGACAAATCACCGTTTATAGATAACTCATCCTTGTACTTTTGTATTGATTGCTCTCCTCTTGCGTATAATCGTAATGAATGAAAGCTATTCCAATTGTTTAAGTATCTATTACCGTTACCTCTTCCTTGATTGAACCATTCTTGTTCAATAGCTCTAGAGACTTGTAAGCCGTAATCGTAACTAGCTTTTACTTCGTCACTAACAACCTGGTTAGGGAAAGAACTATCGGTATTTGTTTGTATTTTCATTTATCTTAATATTTTAGACGTAGAACCTCTATTGTCATATCTTTTAATTCCTAAATCGTAAACCTTCTTTTGCATTGGACTAACCGGTGAATATAGGTTTTTGTTACAAGCCATTATCGCCAAGCCAGAACTTATAGAAGCATCATGCTTTGTTCTATTGTTTATGTTAAACTTACCCCAGTCTTCCAATGTTCTTTGAAAGTACATATCACCATAGCCAGCTTCTGTTCGTCCAACACAAGTTTCTATATATGATTCTATAGCCGCAGCGTGTGCCTGCTTTATATCTTCACTAGAGTTTGGTATACCACCTATTTCTCTTTCAGTTATAGATAATTTGTTTAATCTTTTATCAGGTCTGTTCATTGAGAAGCCTCTATAGCCTCTTCTTTTAAAATGATACAGTAATCTAGGTTTATTGTTTTCCGCAAGTATTGGCATACCGTAAAATATGCAAGCCATTAATACGTCTTCAAAAAATATTTCAGCAGTTTGTGGTCTAGCTATATATTCTAAAAAGAATCTGTTAGGCGGAACATCTTCCATACTAAACTTAGTTAAACCGTGTAAAGCTCCGTTAGAACCTCTTTTATCAACTGTACCTGATATATCATAACTGTCACATCCAAAAGCGCCACAGTGTTCGTTACCTGGATATTTTGTATTACCTTTTGTTATAACTCTGTTTTGCATTTGTACAGGTGGTACCCAACTAATGTTGAACCTACCGTTTTTATTTGGTACAAATATCACCTTAGTATCTTTAACGCCGTTTTCCCACATAAAACTTCCGGTGGTTATTATCGATGTATTTCTAAGGTCTTCGTTATAATCTATTTGTTCGTATATCTTTGTTAAATTAAACAGAGATTGCTTTGCTTCATCTCTAAAAGCGTGTTGCTCTGTTCTTGGAAACTGACGGTAGTATTCGTTTAAACCATCTTGATCTCCTTTTAATCCTTCAACTTCATTGTTCCAGTATTCAATTACACCTTGTCTTATAGGTGATCCGTCAGGACCTTCAACTGGTTTTTTTGGCGTTTCAAATACAGGAAATCCATAAGAATCAATGTATCCCTCGTAGTTCCATTCCATAGGAATGAACAAACTATATAGTCCCGAACGAGTCTGTCCATTTGCATTTCTTTTTGTTGCGTCGGAGTCATAGTATAGTTTTTTAAAGTTCTCACCACCCTTGTCTAAAGCATTTGATGTACTACCCATCATACACTTACCTATAATTTTTGAACCTAATCTCAAACAAGTTTTTGTAACTCTCCAGTTATTTAATATGTTCGTAGGTCTTTCCCATTTACCACTTTCATCGTGGACCAATAGTTTTAATTTTTCCCCGTCGTACGAGTTGTCCCCGGTGTTCTTCCAGTCGATCGTGGTATCGAGACCGGTGATCTCTTGTAGCTTTTCATTGGTATCAAGCTTTTTTCTCGTAAATTTGGACGCGGGAACTCTGTACGCAAGTTCTGTCTTCGGCCTGTCCATACCGTCCTGGATTGGTTTGAAGAAGAAGGGATAATTAACTGAGATGGGTACAACTTTATCAGTAAACATCTTTTTCGCATCTGGACCAGACTTTGATAAAATTCCGAATCTGGAGTCTGTGGATATTGTAGCTTGATTAACCGTTTCGCCTGAGGCCATGAAAGAAAACCCTGACCGTCTGTTCTTAAGATAGCACATTCCGTAACAACGTACATCTGCTTTGCAAGCTTCCCAGAATATAAAGAATAATCTGTTTGATTCCCTAAAGTCTGCTGCCCCAACATCAATTTTGGACCACTGCAAGTACATGTAGTGAGTGCCAGTAATATAAGAAGGCTTGTCTTTATTAAAAAACCAAAAACCTTCTTCACGCCTTTTAAATTCTGTATCAATATAGTCATACCACTTTTCTTTAAACTGTGAAGGGTATTCGTCCCAATCAAATACCGATTTTATCTTTGAAAGCTCTTTTGGGTATTCCGTGTGTTTCCACTTGTCTCCTTCAAATTTAATAACATCATCTTCTTTTGGTAATGCTATTTTTATTCCTTGTATTTCGTAAACCTCTCCTATTTGCCCGGTCTTACTGATTACAACAACGTTATATTCTTCGTTGTAACCGTACTCCCATTTCTTATATCTGTTTAACCTTTTTAATATCTTAGGTTTAATATAGTCTTTTAATACTGCTATTAAGGTTTGTTCGTACATTATCTAGATCTTCCTTCTGCAAAACCTCTAAAAGCTTTTTCTTCTTTAGCTTCTTTTGGGTTTTCATTTAATCTTTCATCCTCCTCTTCTATTCTAGCAAGTATTTCAAAAGCATCGAATATAGCTAATTTTTTTGTTGCGGCAGCATTTTTAAGTCTGTCAGCTGATAAATCATCTTCTGAGTCAACGATCTTTTCTTCTGCCACTTTAATTAACTCCTTAACTGCTTTTTGCCCAGCTAGGATTATATTCTTCTTGGTTTCCTTTGTGTTCATACTTAATTACAATATCATTAGATTTCATACAATAAACTCTTTGATCGTCTATTATAAAATCCCATTCACTACCGGGCGTAAACCCTACTGTGTCTCCTGGATTGATATTAAGCGCTTTTAAAGAACTATTACCTATTTTTAATATACCAATAAGGTCTTGCTCTTTTTGTGATCTTAAAGTGTCTTTGTTTTTTAAAGGTATTACAAAGCATCTGTCTCCAAATGATTTCCAATCCTCTGTATTTTTATACAAATATATTTGATCTGCCGAACAAAAGTGTAAGTCATCTTTAAAATGAGATCTACTTCTTTTCTTATTACCTCGGATATCATAAAAAACTCTAAATACATTATGATGTATTATTATGATATCGCCTTTTTTTATACTTGTTTTAAAAGCTTTTGGTGTTTCAACCACTATAGCTAAATTGTTTACAGACTTAAAGTCTTCAATTTTAGTGTTTAGTATTAATGTAACGTCGCCTAGCTTTACCTTGTTATCGTATCTATCGCCAATAGGTTTGACGATAAAATCGTATAGACTTCTCATTTAATATTCTAAATCATACTCAACGGATATTGCCATGTTAGAATTAAACTTCTTCCATGGCATCACCTCATTTCCTTTCTTTATGTAAATACTGTAAGAATTAGATTGTGCATCGTGTAATATGCAATCTATAGTATGTCCACCATAAACGTTTTGACCTACTGAATAGTGCATAGCGTCATTCTTATAGTCAGAACCTATACTTATTTTTCTTACAACAGAACTCATTATTCCGCTATCTCAAGAGTTTTTGTTTTTTCTTGCTTAGCTTTCTCATAAGTACCATCAGCTAAGTTTACAGTAATGTCACCATACTCTTCTCTGATTTCAGTCTTAATACCATCTAATTCTTTTGCCGCTTCAAAATGCGCTGCTAGGTATTCTGCTTTTTTTGCCTCTAAAAATCCTACTTCTGTAAGTATAGAGTTAATTTTTCCTGTTGCGTCTTTAATAGACTTTAATTGTTCATCTGTTAATTTTCCCATTTTATTTAATTTAATTGGTTATTGTTATTATTATTATTACTCGTTTTTAATATTTTTACTTTTTAAACACTGGTGCTAGCTTATCTACTATTTTTTCACCACTTCTACCTATTACATAACCTCCAATACCTATTTCTAATAAGCTCCAAAATTCTGGTTCTAAAACAGGTGTTACTAGGTATGTTGATAGTTGTGATATGAATTTTGTATATATGATTATAAAACCAAATGAAAGCATTAGTATAGGTCTCCAGCTTCTTTGCAGCCAATTACCTTTAGCTTCTGCTACAATAATCTCAGTTTGCATTCTTTGCAGCTCTAGTTGAGCATCATGCAATACTTTAAATATTTTATTTCTAGCATTAAGTCTTTCTTCTTCGCTAGTGAATAGGTTGTCAACCACATCACCAACTTGTTTGAAGACTTTAGTACTGAAAAATTCTAATATTTTTTTCACTCTATTTTCTTTTAGTAATATCTCCAGCACTGTTATAACTATGCTTCATATTCTGGTAATTAAGCTTCACCATGCCTTTTGACTTTATATTTGAAGCTAAATTTTCTCTAGTAATTTCCTTAACTGGAAGTTTACCAGGTTTTCTAACATATACGTTACCACTTGTTGGATCACTACCAACAATTTTGAAACCTTTACGACCAATTCTTTGTCCTTTTGTTGGAAATTTAAGGCTTAAATCTTTTTCCTTATGCTCTGATTTTATTTTATTCTGAGCCCTAGTGTTAATAGTATTAAGCGCTTGAGCTTCAGCACTGTCGCCTCCCATTTTATCAGCATCGCCAAGAGGCTTATAACCTGGGTAATGCTTTTTCTTTTCAGTTTTAGGGTTTCTTGGATCTTCTTCTATGCGAAGAGGAGATATAAATCTTTGTATTTTAAATGCCATAATTTATGATTTTAATAATTCTATTTCTGCTTTTAATTCTTGAATTGCTTTTACTAAAACTGGTATAAGTCTTCCGTAGCTTGCTTCTAATTTTTCGGGATTTTTATCCTCAACCAACTGTGTGTAGTCATCATTTACTTCTTGTAAATCTTGAGCAATAAAACCTAAGTCTTTAATTCCAACTTTTGCTCCATCTCTCATATTCCAATCAAACGTAACTGGTTTAAGTTTGCTAATTAAATCTAAACCATATTCAGAATCCTGTATGTTAGTTTTATCTCTTTTATCTGATAAACTTGTGATAGTTTGTACTTGACATTTTAAAGCAGTTATAGATGAATTACCAAGAACAATCGTATTACTACCACCACCTACAGCATTGTAACCTATAGCAATTTCATTTGTTACACCGTCTGCAGAAGCAATAGCATTATTACCTAAATAAGTCGAATTATTTATGACTGTCTCTCTTCCGCTAAAGTTTCCAGAATTATATCCTAAACAGGTGTTATTAGAACCTTCAACTATCTCACTCATAGATTTAGTTCCTATTAAAGTATTTCGAAGAGCTGCCCCATCTTCTTCACCAAAAGCAACCCCAGCATCTGAACCTAAAGCTATATTTTGATAACCTTCTATAAGATTTCCAAAAGTATTATCGCCAATACCAACGTTTTGATAACCATCAGAGTTTGTTCTTAGCTCTGCTAGAGAATTAGCACCTATACCTATATTTTGATAAGAAGAAGTAATTGAATTACCAGAATTACTACCTATAAAAACATTTTGATAACCAGAAGTAATTGAATTACCAGAATTATATCCTAAAGTTGCATTTTGATAACCAGAGGTAATACGCTGTAATGCCGCTGAACCCATAGCCGAGTTTTGATAGCCAGAAGTAATGTCTCGCATAGACCTTAGACCAATAGCAACATTATTATTTCCACTTGCTCCAACTGCACCTTCTAAAGCTTGATAACCTAAAGAAACATTATGATAACCATTTACGTTGTTTTTCATAGCAAAAGTACCAACAGCTGTATTGTCATAACCTTCAACAGTATTTCTTAAAGATTCATAACCAACAGCAGTATTTTCATTTGCTAAATTATTTGCAAACAAACTTTCATAACCAATAGCTGTATTTCTACGGCCAGGGCCAGCGGCTCTAACGTCTATCTCTAGTGCTAAGTCTCCACCGCCACCACCTAAGCTATCTTCGTCAATATTTACCTCAAATACAATAGCAGTAGTCATTCCTGTAATAACCCCGTAATTATAATCGTCTGGCTCCTCCTCATAGCCTACAGGAATATCTATATAAGATAAAGTAAGACCATTTCCTAGAGATATATTAGTATAATTTCCAGCAACTGCGCCTCTCCTTCTATCACCCTCAGGATATATATTAGCAATAAAACCAACAGTACTACTATATAAAGCCCTATAGCCAACACCTACATTAGCATCCCCGACAGACATTGTAAATCCAGCTTCAGCCCCTATCATTACATTATCAAATCCAGTGGTTATATTTTGTGAAGCTTTATAACCAATAGCTACATTAGTATCTCCTGAGGTTGTATCATTACCAGCGTTAAAACCTACCCAAGTATTCTTTGTTGCAGTTTCAGCTGCGTTACCAGCTCCTACACCTAAAGCTGTTTTACCGCCAGGAGTGTCTGAATCTGAATTGGTAACACCTGCTAAAGATGCAGGAATATTAGGCTTATTTAGTATAACAGCACTACCGGCAACAGCGTTCCAATCGGATTGAACATTTGAAACTTTCATAGCATTATTTTCTATTGCAGTCGCTTGTTCAGGCGTAATTGTTACAGTATCACCTGCCATAGCTTCAGTACTTGAGGATCCAAGTGTTAATGATGTAAAACTATCAGGGTTACCATCACTATAAGGTGTAAAACCTAAAGCAGTTGTAATATCTTGAGATGTTATATTTAATGTTGCACTTGTTAAATACGTACTTTCGTCTACAGATCCATCAGCCTTTAAGAATTGGGCACTTGTTCCACCAGTTTTAACAAAACTAGTTGATTCAAGTAATCCACCAAATCTAGATGGAAGTGTAGAAAGAGAATTAATTGCTCTTGAAGTTCCACTTACATTTGACCATGTGTCATTTTGTATTCTAAGATATGATGTATCTCCAGTAATTGTTTCTCCAGCATTGCTATCGTAATCTAGTAATAATACATCCACATTTCTAGCAGTTCCACCAAATATCTCACACGATATATGAGCTCCTTGCATGTTAGTAACTGTCGCTCCACCAGAGTGTCTAGATGTCATGTCTGCTGCTCTCATGTAGCCTAAAGTACCACCTGAAGTATTTTTTACCTCTGACCATAGCATTGCTCCAATAGTAAAGTTATTTGTACCATTATTACCATTTGGATCAGTTCCTCTATAAGAGGCGTTATTGTATGCTCCAACAGTGTAGTTCTTTAATCCACCACTTCCCTCATAACGACTCCAAGATTCAGTTCCCGTAATATATCCTACTAATTTGTCGTTAGTGTTTTTAGTCCTAGTTACTCCACCAGTATAGTAAGCATATTGAGAATCTACAGCAGGATTACCTAAAATCTCTGTCCAACTAGTTACTGAATTTCCAGCAGATGAAGTCGTACTATAAAAAGTTGCCGAATTACCTATTTGTGGTCCAGCAGTCCCTTGTGGATCTGAATAAATTCTATCGATTGTCAAATCATTAAATTCTACATTATCTGTAGTGCTTAAGGTTTGATCGTATAATGTAATTGAATTCCCTTCTGAAATAGATATTTGATTACCAGATATACTTAAGGTTTGACTATCTGCAATCATATTACCTGGCGCTATGCGTACGTTATCTGTTCCATTGTACCCTACTATAAACTGTACATTTGCTGGGTCCGTCTGTTCTTGAAATTGTGAAAATTTTAAATTTGGCATTTTATATATTTTATTACTGTTCTGTTATAAGGAATGTTGGAGATGCTACGCTCTCGGATATAAGAAAATCCCCGCTCTCTGCTAATATTTCAAAAAAAGGAGTTGGTTGTATTGGGTTCCCTGCTGTGCTTGTGATACCTATACCAATACCTATTGCAAGTCCCATGTTACTTTACAGCTATAATGTCTGAAACAGTAGTGTTTGCACCCGCTATGATAGAGCTAACTATGACTGGCAGAAAAGACCCGTTAGGTATATTTTTGAATACAACAGGAGTAGAATTACTTACTGCGGTTACCTCTATATTACCACCTGTTCCAATATAAAGCGCACTGCTCTCTACATTAGTTGTACCAACTACTACAGCTTCAGCTGATGTAGCAAAATCTGGTTGATTTGCGTATTGTCCCATTATTTATTTTTTAGTTTTATTATATGCTTCTTTTTCCCAGGGTAAGTTTTTTGCCCCTTCTTTCATTTGTTTGCGTGAATATTTTTTACCTTTCCAGTATACGTTTTGATCGTCATAGTCTAAATCACCCCTCTTCATTTGATCTATGTGTACCATTTCGTGTTTTATAACACTATTTAATTTAGCTGGTGATAAATTATTATTTATAACAATAGTACCATTGTTATTGGCTTTACCTAAAACGCCATCTTCCATATCTATACTATAAATAGGAGTATTGTCTATATTATAAAATGGTTGAATTTTAAAAGCCATAGTTTTTTTTAAATAAAAAGCGGTCCTGACTAGTAAGTCATTGTGAGAGTTCTATCACTTAGTTCCTTATAGGTGTCCTCACGTTGATGGAAGGTTCCACCATTAAATGACGAATGAGGACCGCTACTTTTATTTAACAGTTACAATGTTTAGACATCCAAGAACCTTTCATCGATAATGGACTTGAACCACTACATCCTTTCTTGTCCAAAGGGCTTCCGTAGTTTGCCATTGATCCTTTTTTTTCTTTTGTTGCTTTTTCTACTAATTTACTTTTTTCTCCGTAAGGCATAATTATTTGTTTTTTGTTTATTTAAAATCTACTACAGCACCATCTTTTTCTAGCTGCCTTACCTCTTTCACCGTTCCAGCTCTTTGATCTAGAGCAAAATGCTTTTTGTCTTTTATAAGCTTTAGTTCCGGGTTTTACATCACATTTAGTAACAGCTGTTTTTAGTTTACTGCCTGGGTTTTGTTTTCTATACTTCTTAACACCAGCAGCTGTCATACCAGCTCCCTCACTAGCTGTTCTAAAATTTCTTCCTTTACCTTTTGTTGTTTTTCTAACTCTCAATAGAGGAGATTCTTTTTGAACATAAGCCATATCTTATTCTTTTAGTTTAACCCACTTAGATAACGTATAACCTATAGTTACCAGTAGTAATAATATTTTTAAATATACTTCTATATTAGTCATAGTTACCGCCATTGTAGCGAGGTTTATTGCGTATAATTTTACATCCTGAGCTAGCATAGTTTACTATTTAGCTCGTTGCGTGATAGGTCCTTTCATAGAGCTACACCCACAGTGCGCTTTAGAAATTTCCATTCCGTATTTACCTGAACTAGATCCTTTACCTTTTGGCAGTGCATCTAAATCTAATGGTCCATCCCATATAGCGTTTTGACCTGATGCTTTTTTATTAATGTTATCCATATTTTTATTTTTTAAATTGTTCAAAATTTTCTCTTTGAGGCATGCTTTTAGCTCTTTGAAGTGGTGTTCCAAACATATACAGGGCGCTTGCAGCTTGATTTGGATTAAATACAGGTTTAGCATTCCCCATTTCATTTGAAGGCACAGATACTCCTGGATTCTGCAAAACTGGTTGCTCAGGGTTTTGGAAAATTGGTTGACCCAATAAGTTTTCATCTTGTTTTATCATTGTTGACGTTTTTTATAGACACGCTTAATACTTTATCTGTATAAGTATCTCCTTTCATTATTTTGTTTCTACTACTCGTAGGTATATCATCTTGACCTAACATTATCCTATAAATTCTATTTATAAGTTGTTTGCCTTTAAATGATACTTTATATATATGATACTTTTGAGTAGTTCTATTTCTTTTTCGCCAAACAGAGATCCAGTTTTCCTTCAATAACTTATTCCATCTTCTATTATCCCAACTGTATGAAAACGTACCTGTTTTAAAATCTTGTTTAGTAAACATGTCTAAACAATCTAAATAAATTAATAGTTCTAGATCAGCGTCGTTTAAGTCATTATTTCTACATGCCCATTTTCGTATGATTCTGTAGTGTTTCAACAACCCTAATTTTTTAACATCACTAGCATCTATTCTCATAAAACTACAACTATATCTTGCATTTTTATAACTTGATACGGATCACCTTCTATTTCTATTGTGTGACCAGCGTGTCTATCGTAGTAAATTAAATCACCTTCATTTAGACCTGCTTTGGTTGCTTCTTCTCCAGGAGATATTACAGATGCTTTAATGTATCTTATATCTTCCCTTTGTTTTTCGGCAAGAAGTAAACCGCCTTTAGTAGCAGCCACTCCTTCTTTTTGTTTTTTTATTATTAAGTTTCTACCTATCGCCTTCATTTGCTCTTAAATTATTAATTACACAATCAGTTGATAATATCGTAGTTGCTACAGATGCAGCGTTTCTTAATGCACTTTTGGTTACCATTAACGGATCAATTATACCGTGTTTAACCATATCTACAGGTTCTCCTGTTATCGCATTTAAACCAACACCTTTATTTTGCGGCTCTGATGCTGTGATACCTGCATTTTCTAATATTGTAAAGTAAGGGGCTTTTATAGCTTTCAATAAAACTTCTTCACCTAATCCTTCACTTTTAATATATGTTGAAGCATTTAATAACGCAACGCCTCCGCCCGGTACAATACCTTCTTTAACAGCTGCTTTTGTTGCGCAGATTGCATCTTCAACTCTATCAGTTTTTTCTTTTAACTCTACTTCAGAGTTTGCACCAACTTTAACTACTGCGATTTTAGCAGTTAGCATTGATAATCTTTTTTCAAGCTTTATAACTTCCCAGCTTTTCAGCGTGTTATTTGTAAGCTTTTCTTTTATGCTACGTATTACATCCTTTATCTTTTCGGATGCCTCAGAAACCGTTATAACAGTGTCCTCGTGTGAGGTAACGCTTTTTAAACAAGATCCTAAATACTCTACGTCAATTGAATCAAGGTCATCGCCTAAATCTTCATTAACTATTGTAGCTCCAGTTAGCAAAGATAGATCTTCAAGTACTTCACGTTTGCTAATACCATAAGTAGGAGCATTGATTACATTTACTTTTAAATTACCTTTCTTTTTATTGGTAGCCAGAGTTGATAAAACACCTTGTTCTAAATCGCCTATAATAAGCAAAGGTTTATTGTTTTTTATTACGTACTCCAGCACTTTCTGTATATCTCTTATAGTATTAACTGGTGATTCCATGATTAACACTAATGGATTTTCTAATTCCGCTGTTTTTGTTTGTTCGTTTGTAATGAAATGAGAATTTGTTAAACCTTTATCATAAGGTACACCTTCAATTAATTCAGAAACAGTTTTACCGTCACCGGCAGTTTCCATCATTACAATACCTGTATTATCTACAGATCTAAACGCATCAGCTATAATAGAACCTAATTCATTGTCGTTGTTAACGGATATAGAAGCTATATTATCTAGCATATCTCCTTTTACATCAACCGCTAGCTTTTCTAAATACTTAATTACTTTTTCAACTGCAGAATTAATACCATCTTTTATTTCTCTGGCATTTTTCTTTTCTGAAACAGCATAAGCTTCTTTTAATATAGCGTGTGCTAAAACAGTTGCGGTAGTTGTACCGTCACCTGCTTCTTGAACAGTTTTTCTAGCGGCTTCTTTTAACAGTGTAGATCCCATATTTTCAACCGGATCAAACAATATTATTGAATCAGCTACAGTAACACCATCTTTTGTTATAACAGGTTTGCCTGTGCCGTCTTCTAGCATCACGCATTTACCGCCGGCTCCTAATGTAGAGCTGACAGCATTTGCTAACTTTTCTATTCCTTTAAATACTTGATCTCTAGCATCGTCACCAAAGTTCAAGTTTTTGACAATTCCGTTCATATTTAATTTAATTTGATTTGATTTAATTTACCCTTTTTAGGTATACGAGTATTATTACTCGTTTTATTGGATTTTTACCTAATTAATCTTTAAT